GCGACAACGGCCACAGCCGGTTCGGCAACTCTTCCTGCGACTCCAGCCGGTTTCTTGGTGGTGAATAACCCTGTCACGGGGCTTGCCGTCAAGATCCCGTACTACAATAATTAGGATAGGCAATGGGAACGACTTCAATAAACAAGGGGTATCTTGTCCCAACGCTAAATGGCGATGCATTGACGTGGGGAAGCCAAGTCAACTCGTCGATTGGGTTTCTTGACGCCAATGTCGCCGGGGTTGCCCCTGTTTCGACGACAGGTGGGTCTATCAACGCTTTGACGGCCCTCTACAACTCGATCCCGCTTTATGAATATATGGCGATTTCGTTGACTGGGGCCTTGGCCGGGACCCTCACCTACACCCTTCCGGGGGCCTCTGGTGCGTCAACTTATGGCGGGTACGCCTTTATCCGCAATGCGACGACAGGGGCGTACACGGTCACAGTCAATACGTCAGCGGCCGGGTCCGTTGGGGTTGTCATTCCGCAGGGAACCACATGCTTGGTTTGCTCTGACGGAACGAATGTCTATTTGGTTGGAAACTCCCAATATGGGTTGCCGACACTCAATGCCGGTGGATCGGCAGATGTCCTGACCGGAACATTCTCCCCATCGGCTGTCCTATCAGATGGTCTGGTCGTCGAAGTCATCGCGTCATATGCCAATGCCACGACCGCACCGACGTTCCAAGGAATCACCATCACGAAATGGGGCGGCCAAGCTCTGGTTCCTGGCGACATTTATGGATCTGGCCACCGCCTCCTTCTCTGCTGCGTTGGAAGTGGCACTCGGTGGGAGCTGACGAACCCGGCTACGAATATGCCGTACACGGTAAATACCGGGGCAAATTCGTTGGTCCAGCTCGACTCTCTGGTCAGACTCCCAGCGCTCGATGCGTCCCTGCTGACCAACGTCACAGGAAGCAATACGCTCACATGGACGTCGATATCAGCGTCTCAAGCTCTTGTGGCCAAGAACGGATATCTCTGTACGTCGGCATCTTCGCTTCAGCTTCCGACTCCCTCCATTTGCGCCGTCGGTGACACCATCGAAGTCATCGGAGTCGGACAGGGCGGATTCCTGCTGGCCCCGGCCAGTGGGCAAACTATAAACTTCGGGAATACATCTGTTTCCTATGGGTATGGATTCAGCGGGAATCAATACGCGACGATTCGGATTGTGTGCACGGTTGCCAATAGCACCTGGGAAGTCGAGTCGTCGGTTGGAACAATTACCAGCGTCCTTTACCTGCTTGACCCCTTCTGGAATAACGTCACGTTCTTTATGCCGCTCTCGACTTCGGCTATACCCAGCACGGAAGCGAGCAACAGCGGGTTGACGATCACCAATACTGGGGCCGTCTCCGGTTCGTCGTCGCAGCCCCTTTTCGGAACTGGGTACTCAGCATCATTTAACGGATCGTCTCAGTATCTATCCTACGGGGCGGCAACCCCGCCGTTCATGTTCACATCGAATGTGACAATCGAGGGATGGTTTTACCAGAACAACAGAACGGCTCAGCAGGCACTGTTCGATACTCGCGCATCGACCAGCTCAACGACGGGGGTCATGCTCTACACGGCAGCGACGACAGGAAACCTTGTCCTCTGGCTGAATAATGGTGCGTTGATCACGACCTCGACTCCGATCCCCGCTTCGCAATGGAACCACATCGCGGTCACTTGCAATGGCCTCTCTGGGGTCACGGGGACTTGGACAATTTGGTTGAATGGAACCGCGATCGGAACCGGGTCATCCACGGTTCTGGCATCGGATGGATGGTTTTATCTGGGGTCTATCCATGGTGGCGGAAATTACTACAGTGGTTTTGCGACCTACGTGCGAATTACCAATGGTGTAGCGCGGTATGCGGCGAAATTCACGCCGCCGCAATCTGCGTTTGTTGCTCAATTCGACTCTTACGCCGATCCGCTTTGGAACAATGTCCTTTGCCGACCGATTCCAAATGCGACTCCATCGCTAAGCTACGACACCTCTGGCAATGGATGCGCTTTGACGGTGTCTGGGGCATCAACAACGTCGGTGTCAAAACAAGATGCATACGCATTCAATGCAAGTATCAGCAATAATTATGTGCAGTATGCATCGGCGAATGAGAACATCTATGGTGACTTCACCATTGAAATGTGGATCAACCCGCTGACTCTTGGGGCCCCTCAAGTTGACTGCAATTTCTTTAACACAAGCACCAGTATATTCACCGGCACCTATTCCGCTTTGCTGATGTTCCCGTCCTTGGGGGGCTATGTCGCTGCTGTTGGCGGGACTGCCTTCTCTACGACGACGTCACTAACGGCTGGAAACTGGTATCATTTTGCCCTTGTTTACCAGGGTGGAACGGCGACTCTGTATGTGAATGGTGTGTCTACGGGGTCATCGTCGCAGGCTCCAGGTGCTGTTGCCACCGGCGGCAACCTTTTCATTGCCGGTTATGGGAGCGGATCTGGGATACCAGGGTCGTATTCTGGTATCCGGGTGTCCAATTGCGCACGGTACACGACGAAGTTCACTCCGCCAGTAAGCCCGTTCGCTGGACAGGTTTCCCTGATCTACGATGGTCTGTGGCAAACGGTCTCGTTTATGCCACGCGCCGCAGCTAGCAACACAGGGTCAGACCTCTCTGGAAATGGCTTGGCGCTCACATTGAATGGCGTCACGACGTCGTTGTCGTCAACTCAGGATACCTATTCGTGGGTGTTCAATGGGACGAGCTATATTTCGGTCGCGTCGCCCGCATCGTCTTGCATCTTCCCGGCCGATTTCAGCATCGAAATGTGGGTGAACCTGTCGAATACGACTGGAACCCAGGTTCTGATCGACACGTCCGCATCCGCAGGCAGCGCTTCAGGCTTCGTCTTTGCGATTGTTTCTGGTGTGCCGACATTCTCGTCTGGAGGGTCGGTGATTGCCGCCGGTCCAGCTATAACGGCCGGGGCGTGGAAGCACATTACGGTGACGCGCCACGGAACCGCATTGATGATCTTCTCCTCTGGGGTCATGGGGACAATGGCGACGTCTTTCCAGACCAGCATGACCGATACCAACCTCTTCATTGGCCGGGCGGCGACATCATCCACGAATTTCCTGACTGGGAATATTGCGGGGATGCGGGTCACTAAAGCATCTCGCTATTCGGCCAATTACACCCCGCCGATGAACGTCTTCCTGACGAATGGAGCCAATTGATGGGCAGCGTTACAACCTACAAGTCTTATCAAGCTCCGACGGTCAATGGTGACAATCTCACCTGGGGGCAGGAGCTTCAGAATTTTCTGACTCTAGCTGACCTGAATATGGGTGGCGTCGTCAGCGTTTCGGTGGCCGGGAATGCGAATGTCGTTGCCTCGACGACTTCGTACAACACCCTGAACGCAATGACCCCAGGAAGCGCATCGTTTATGATGCAAAAACTGATCGGGGCTCTGACGGGGAATATCCAATATCAGCTCCCAGCCGTAAGCGGATTCTATATCGTTCAGAATGGCACCACCGGGAACTATACGATCACCTTGGCCACTGTCACCGGAGGATCGACTGGAATCATTCTCCCGTTTGGTTCGACGATTATGGTGTGTTCGGATGGGACCAATGTCTATGAGGTCTCGTCCGGGGTCACGTTAATCCCCCCACAAGCGGCAACTGGAACGTCTGACGCCATTCTCTGCCCGACAGTAGGCATGTCGTATCAAGATGGGCAGGTGGCGATCGTAACGGCAACGGCGGCCAATATAACGACGTCCCCCACACTGAACGGACTGACCATTACCAAATGGGGTGGACAAGCACTGATCGCTGGGGATATCTCTGGCGCTGGTCATCGCATGCTGCTTGCCCTTGTTGGAACAGGAGCTCGATATGAGCTGCTCAACCCAGCGTCGCCCTTTCCCTATACCGTGGGGACCGCCGCAAACAACCTGTTGCAGACCAACGGATCGAACCAGCTCCCGGCCGTTGATGGCTCACTGATCTATAATTTACCGTCCGTCGGCGGTATCCCCCTGACGTGGAGCACCGTGACGATCAATACGGTGATGACGACCAGGAACGGCTACGTGGCCAATGCCTCGAATTATGTCAATTTCCAGACTCCTCCGCTTGGTGCCATCGGAGATCCGATCGTTCTCAGCGCGAATGGAAGCGGCGGATGGGTGCTTACACCGTCGGTAGGTCAGACCATCATCTTTGGTGGCAATGGCTCTGCCGTCGGCATCGAATCCCTTTTTGGGTCGCAGAATGCAACGGTCCGGCTAACCTGCGTTGTGGCCAATCTGGTTTGGCAGGTGGAGTCCTTCATTGGGACGATTTCTCTCGGATACAATGGCGATGCCTTTTGGAATGAGGTGTCGTGCCAATTGATGCTGAACGGCGGCATCGCCGACTCATCTGGCAACAATCTGGTGTTCACCAACACCAACACGGTGACGGCATCGACCGCCCAAAACAAGTTTCTGCCGTATTCGGCCCTCTTCAACGGCACGAACCAATATCTGAACATCACGACAGCAAAATCAGCATTCCAGTTTTCGGGGGAAGTCACTCTGGAAGGTTGGTTCTTCCCGACAGCGTTCAATGGAACGGCCAATGCGACTCTGTTTGACACCAGATTATCGACGTCATCCACGACCGGACTCTGGCTGTACACGACCCAGACCAACGGCTACCTGACTCTCTGGCTCAACAACGGGACTCTGATCACGACAACATCAGTCCTTCCCAATGGGTCATGGTCGCATGTCGCAGTTACCAGGAATGGCAAGCCTGGGACCAATGGGACGTGGACAATCTGGGTGAATGGTTTGGCCATCGGCGCGGCATCGAGCTCGCTGAATGTTTCAGACGGATGGATGTCCATCGGCGGATCTGTTTCCGGCGGCAATTATTATGCGGGCTATATCTCGCAGTTCCGTGTGACGAATGGAATTTGCCGCTACGCAGCCAGCTTCTCTGCGCCTACGGTTGCCCTGCTGACCAGCCAGGATGTTACGGCTGACATGGCATGGAACCGGACTGTGGCCCAGTTCGGATTCCAGAATGTCTTGACGGATTCGTCTGGCAACGGCCTGACGATGACAAACTCAGGAGCCGTCGCCTTCAGCGGGACGATTTACAAAGTTGGAGTCGCCTCGGCAGCCTTCTCGTCGAGTTATCTCTACAACGCATCAACGACAGCGCTCCAAACCACCGGTGATTTCACCTATGAGGCATGGGTTTATCCCACAGCCAATGGTGCAAGCGGTGGAAGCATGATTGTGACTGCCGGTCTTTCAGGCTCGCAAGCCGGGATTATGCTCACCGCATCTGCGCTGACGGTTGCTTGTGTTATCGGTGGGTCAACGGTCATTACGACTGCCGCGTTAACAGCATCGCAATGGAGCCACGTCGCCTTTGTTCGATCAGGACAGACTGTCACGGCTTATGTGAATGGCTCAGTTTCTGGGACACCGACGACCAACACGTCAGCAATCGCCTCGACGGGGATTTATATTGGCGGATCGACAACGGCAAACACAGGTTTCGCCGGGAATATGAACAATGTCCGGGTCAGCAATTTTGCTCGGTACACAGCGCCGTTCACGCCGTCTGTCTTGAATTTCCAGACGGCCCTTCCTCTGGCATATGACCCCTTCTGGAGAGATACAGTCTTCCTTCCCCGTGCGGCGACAGGGAACACTGGATCTGATGTCTCTGGAAATGGATTGGCGCTGACGCTGAACAGCACGATTTCCCAAGGGTATGTAACGACACAGGACCCCTATTGCTGGCTGTTTAATGGGTCGTCGAACAACATCGTTCCGTCTTCCCCTGGAGGAGCTTCGCAATTTGCGGGTGATCTTACCTTTGAATGCTGGGCATACCTGAACGCTTACGGAGCAAGCGGGGCGACCGGAACGGCAACGAGCGGCTCATGCCTAATTGATACGCGGGCATCCGGAGCATCGGCAACTGGCTTCGCTCTGGCCATTGTCAACACCACTGGCCAATTCGCTTTCAATACGAATGGGATTTGGACCTGTTCGACGATGACCGCGACTCTCAATAGCTGGACACATGTGGCGCTTGTGCGACTTGGCTCAACGATAACCGTCTATGTTGGTGGCGTTGCCCAATTCACCGTCACCTCGACTGCAAACTTCTCCGATACAAATTTGACGATCGGATCGACGACAGCGGCTGTCGGCGCTGCGCTTTATATGTCCGGATACCTATCCGGCATTCGGCTGGCTAAGGCCGCCCGCTATGCCGCTTCTTATACGCCACCCTCCTCTCCATTCCAGATCACGGGGCCGATGTAATGCCTAATTATTCACCAAACAAAGGGTTCGCGGTTCCGGTTATCGGTGGGGACGCCAACATTTGGGGAAACCCAGCAGGAAGCTATCCCGGACTGAATGAGACGATCAATGCGCTGGATGCAGCTCTCGGCCAAACGGTCAATGTAAACTGCGCTGGGTCCGCCAATATCACGCTGACATCCGGCCAGTACGGGGCATTGATTCTGAATCTGACCGGAGCATTGACTGCGAACATCTCCGTCATCCTGCCGCAAGCGGCGTCAGTCAGCAATTCTGGCTGGTATGTCGTTCGCAACAATACGACCGGGGCATACACGATCAATGTCGTGACAGCCTATTCTGGGTCAACTGGTCCTAATATCCCACAGGGGTCAACATCCCTGATCTATTCCGACGCACAGAATGTCAGGCTGTCTGGTTCGTCACTGAACCAGATGATTTCGTTGACGGCCGCCGGAACATCGGAAATGTTAACGGCGACGATATCGCCATCCATTACACTTGTGGATGGCCTGATCATCGAAGTCACAGCGGCCTATGCGAACACAACGGTTGCTCCGAAGTTCAATGGGCTCACTATTACCCGTTGGGGGGGGCAGCCGCTGGTCCCTGGGTGCATCTATGGCGCAGGCCATCGTCTGCTGCTGTGCTATTCGGCTTCTGCGCTTCACTGGGAGCTGATCAACCCTCGGATTCCTCTGGCGTACAGCGTCGGTTCGTCCGCAAATGCATTGGTCCAGCTTACGGCTGCCGCGAAGATCCCTGCTGTCGATGGGTCTCAGCTCACCAATCTTCCTTTCGGATGGCAGACGATCACAGCCAATCAGTCTGGGGTAACAAAGACCGGGTATGTCTGCAATTCAGCATCACAATTGACGGTTACAACCCCGGCATCCGCATCGATCGGAGACCAGTTTGCCGTCGCCGCTTATGGGGCAGGTGGGTTCTTGCTCAGCCCTCAAGCGGGGCAGACGATTCAATATGGGGCGACCGCAGTTAATTCTTCGGCCGGGCTATCAGGGGCGCAAGGTGCTGTTGTTCGGTTGGTTTATGCCGCTTCAAACCTATGGATTGTTGCCGCCGGTGTCCTGTCCAGCGCCGGGACAACGCAGGACCCCTTCTGGAACGACGTCACGTTTTATATGCCGCTATCGACTCTGGCGATTCCGTCATCTGATGCATCAGCTAACGGCATTGCCGTAACCAATAATGGATCTATCGCAGGATCGACGACTCATACCCAATATGGGGCATATGCCGCGTATCTGGGTGGTGGTGGAAGTGGTCAATACCTTTCAATCCCCGCCAACAATGCCTTCAAATTCAGCGGCTCCATGACTCTGGAAGGCTGGTTTTTCTTCCCCAACTTCACAGCGGCAGGCGCATTGTTCGATACTCGATCGGCAAGTGGATCGACGACAGGCTTGCTTCTGCAAGCGACAGCATCAACAGGGCTTCTGACCCTGAAGGTCAACAATGCTGTTCTTATCACCAGCAGCTTCGCCCCAAGCCTCGGCGTGTGGAACCATATCGCTGTCACCTGTAACTCCCTTACTGGTACGAATGGCGGCTGGACAATCTGGATCAACGGTCTGTCAGCGGGGACGGGCTCTCTCTCGATCAATCTGAGTGATGGCCTTCTCAACATCGGGGCCGCGGCGAACCTTACAAATTATCTCAACGCCTATGTGACGCAGGTGCGTGTCACCAATGGTATCTGTCGTTATTCAGGTCCATTCACGCCTCCGTTGAATGCGTTCTACACGACAGCGGATATCAATTTTGACCCTCAATGGTATCGCACAGCCTTCCGTCCGATTGCCGCAGCAACCCCAGCATCAAGTTATGACGCTTCCGGGAACGGACTCTCGCTCTCGATAAACAGCACGACGACATCTTCCTCATCGAAGCAGGACGCTTACGCCTTTGTCTTCAATGGCTCGTCCAACTATATCGGAAGCGCCGCCGCCAATACTGTTTTGTCTGGAGACTTTACGGTCGAAGCCTGGATTAATATGTCGTCGATTAGCGGCACCGCAACCACCAGAATTCTATCGTCGGCAGCCAGCGCAACCGGGGCTTTTTATTGGTCTGTTGGCATCTATAACAACAGCGGCAACCCGGAAATCGATTTCTTCGATGGATCGGACTATTACAGCTCGGCTGGAGCCATCACATCGGCTGGGGTTTGGTATCATATTGCGGTTGTCCGCTTTGGGACGACGCTGGCTTTCTTTGTCAATGGCAGCCGAATTGGGACTGCCACCTATACAGGGACGCCAGGAGCTTCAAATGGAATCTTCATGCTTGGGGCTCGCGCCAATGGGTCGGCAACGATCGAATACTGGAATGGGAGCATCGCAGGTGCTCGCTTCACCAATGGAGCTCGCTACGTTTCCAATTTCAACACCGGGATAGCCCCGCTCACGGCACCGTTCCCGGTCGCCCTTCCGACAACTTATGACCCGTGGTGGCAGGATGTTACGTTTATGCCCCGTGCGGCCTCCGTTATGGCCAACAGCGTTGACGTTTCGGGTGCGGCTCTAACACTTCTCAACACCGGCAGCGTCACCTCTAGCGCAACAAGCCGCCAGGACACATATGCATTTGTCTTCAATGGGGCCAACTATTTGTCCGTTGCGTCGTCGGCAAATGCTTATGCCTTCTATGGTGACTTCACTATCGAACTGTGGGTTTACCCGACTGCGGCTGGCGGCGGAAGCGGATCGTGCTTGATCGGGACACAAACCGCTGGCGGCGTTTATATTGAACTGAGTGCCTCCTACACAGTTGATCTGTCGAATTACGGCAGCTCGCACTATGCAACAACAGCGGCGCTGACCCCGAACCAATGGAGCCACATCGCTTTTGTTCGCTGCGGATCGGTAATCACGTCATATGTGAATGGCGGAAGCCCCGTTTCATCCACATTCACTAGCGTATTCCCCGCCGCAGGCACACTATTTGTTGGCGGAACAGGGTCGGCAGGTCAGTATTTCACTGGAAGCCTTGCTGGCATTCGCGTTACAAAGGCGGCGCGATACGTTCCCAAGTTCTCGTACCCGACAACTCCATTCCTTACTAACGGAGCCACATGATGACTGATTACCCTTTGCAATGCGGATATTGGTTCAATGTCGTCAATGGGCAGATTGTCGGATGGCAGAATGGGGCTCCCTTCCCGCAGGGGACTCCGATCGCAACGGTGCGTGGCGCAGGATGGTTCCCCGGAGTCCAAGTTGGAATTGACGCTGGCGCTGACCCTGAAGTGTATCAGGCCGCCCTCCAATCCCAGGTCCTGACCGGCGACATCGTCACCATGACCTACACCATGGAGCCGCAACCTCTGGAGCCAGCAAAAAAGGCCCAGATCGAGGCTGTCTCCGCAGGATGCAAGGCGGCAATCTATGGTGGGTTTTCGTCGTCAGCCCTGGGAGAAGCATACACCTACCCGACTGGCGACCTCGATCAGTTGAACTTGCTCGGGGCTTATAGCGCATCGCTGAACCCTGCGAACCAAACTTCATGGACAACTAAGTTCATCTGCGCAGACTCTGTTGGAAATTGGGCCTATCGCGTGCATAATGCACCCCAGATCCAGAAGGTTTACCTGGATGGGGTCAACGCCAAGCTGGCTTATCTGACTCAGAACGCCGAGCTGGCCACGCAAATCAACGCTATTAACGACACATCAGCCGCTGGTCTCCAGGCCGTGCTGGCGATCGTGTGGGTTCCACCCGCCGTCGTGTAGGAGAGATGAATGACCCTTGACCAGTTTAAAGCCGGTCTCTCTCGCTTCGGAATGAACCTTCTGGTTCTCCTCGATGAAGTCGGCAACACCGTGACTCTGGGGTCACCTGACGAAACGATTTCCTCTCGGTCGGCCAAGGCCCGCAACGAGGGCAAGGCGTGGGGGTGCGTCATGTGCCGATTCCTGGATATCTTCCAGAAAGGGCACTGCGATAAGGCGTTGGAACTGAACCACGGCCAAGACGCCGTTATTCCGGATTAAGGGCGATGGAAGCTGATCTCACAACGTTAGCTGCTGGTGGGGCCGGAACGGCCAGCGTCGCTGCCGTCTTTGGATGGCAGTGGTGGCGCATGATGAAGGACGACAAGCAGAGTCAGCACCTTCATACCCAGGCCAATGCTTTCAGCAACACCCTGCTGAAAGAGTCGGCGGCCCTCAAAAAAGAGAACAAGGAATTGCGCGAAGCGTGCGCCAAGGCCGAACGTGTGGCACTGGATGCCGAGCGCAAACAACTGAAGGCCGAGAACGACATCAGCCTTCTTAAGTCTCAGATGGTCACTGTCCTCGCAAAGTTCGAGGAGCTGAAGGCTGAAAATGACTGCCTTTGCCGGGAGAACAAGGAGCTGAAGAATCCTGCCCCGCCAAAGTTAGGGGGGAAAATGGAATGGAAATGACCTTTCAGGACGCCACATCCCTGGTTCTGACCACATCCGTTATTACGATGTGGGCTCGGGTTGCCGGGATGTCTGTTTATATGCTGTTTCATGCCAGCGCGTTTGCATCTGACAGAGAGAAGATAGATACCGCCGCCACGGGATTTCTGGCCTTCTTGATGATCATCGGTCAGGCCGATGTTGTTGCAACCCATATTGGAGACATTCTCGGGTTCGGTCGATCCCTCCTTTGGTCGATAATCGACCTGATGGCGGGTTTCGGCTTCCTTACTGTCCTCCAGCACCGTCGGCAATTCTATCTGTATGTGGAAAAGGACATGGCGGAGGCGTCACATGCGTTTTTTGACCAAGCATGAAGTTACGGCCCTCATTGGCGGGATGGTAAGCATCGCGGCTATCCTCGGGTTTCTTGGGTACGTTTTCTCCCCGGAAAAGCCGCTTCGGCTGATGACCCAGGTCTATGCGGATTACCAAGTCGAGAACCCTGACGGGACCATTACTGGCCGGGCTGTCGAAGTCGTCAAATGCGCTCTGGATAGCCTGGAGGTGGCATATACGATCGAGATCACGCCTGAATCCGGGTGGCTCCATTCCCAGCTCATGGTCGAAAATGGCGAAGCGGATGGGTTCTTTGAGGCTCTGCGCGAAGACCGGCGCGACAAGTTTGCTATCCTGACGTCAAACCTGACTCTGAACCGGACCTACTTTGTGAAGTTGAGAGACAACAAGATGGATCGGCACGACCCTAAAGTGACGTGGGTTACGAAGACCGGGTCCGGGATAAACATGCAGTTGGAGAAGATGGGTGGCACGATCACCTCTTATTCGACCAGCAACGCAGAGTCGATCCAGCAGCTCCTGGCTGGAAAGGGCGACTTTGTCTATATGGACTTTGCCCTCTTCCGCTGGAGCGCCAAGCAGGCCGATATCCACGATAAGCTGCTCGACCAATTACCGGTGAACCCGGCGACGACAGTTGTCACGGACCTATTCGTGATGGAGCCTGGGGCGGAGCAGGGGCTTGGACTCTATCTGAGTCGGAAGTGGGCGCACGCTCACCCGGCGATGATCGAGAGGATCAACAGCGCCATTACGTCATGCCGCCAGAACAAAGAATTTTCCTACGACTTCCCACCTTTCCGCGCACCGCGCATGAGGAGGAAGTCAGATGATATGGAGGAAGAGATATGGGCCTCACTCCCCTTAGCCTCGCCGGTCGGCTTATAGCCAAGGGCAAGCAGATCCAGGACGGAGACTGCTCTGGACACATCTGCGGTGACAGGGAAATCCTGTTCCTGCTCAAAGAGGCAGCCGAGGTCCTGATCAAGCAAGAGCAGGACCTGCTAACGATGACTCAGAATTTTTACGAAATCGCCGATACCATAGACTTCGGACAATGAAAGGCCCGGACCATGAAAATAGCTGGTTTTTTTGCTGCTGTGTTTGCTGCCGTCATTGGTGGAAGCGTTTTTGTCGGCTGTTCGGCCCATGCCGACGGGTATAGCAACACTGCTTACATGGAGTACAACTATACCGACGGGTTCGACTCCAAGCCGAACGTCGAGGGGTACACCGCCGAGTGGTTCCACGTCCTCTGCCCAAACCTTGTCGTTGGCGCAAAGACATCCTGGTCCCAGAGTCAATACAATGGCAAGAAGGCAGGTTCGACGGCCGAGGTGGTCGCCATACAGGTGATCCCCAGCATTGCCATTGCAGATAACATCAAAGGGTATGTGACCATCGAGGGTGGGGACCGGTATAGCAACCAGGATGCTTTCGTTTATGGCTCGCTGGAGCCCGGCGTAAAGGTCACGGTCAGCCCGACATGGGCCATCCAAACCGGCGTTCGGTATCGTGATGATATCCAGAACTCGATCCCGTACCAGACATGGACGGTGCGTGATACGCTGCTCTGGACTGCGAACGAGCGGTCCACATGGGGACTCCGCCACGACTATATTTTCGGGGCATCGAACCAGGGCCACGGCATCAACCTAACCTATGGGTATAAATTCTGATGGAAAACGAAGCCTACAATTGGGTTTTGGCCGGGTTTGTCACGGGCGCTCTGATCTGGCTGGTGATATGGGTTGTCTTTCGGGAGTAGAATCCGGAATATGGGCCCATGACTTACCATTCCTTATTTTCCAGAAGGTGGAGTCGCTCAGGCCGAGAATCCTTGACAACTGGAGGTTGGTAACTCCCATGGCCATCACCTCTTTTATCGCGACGACTTGATCTGCTGTTAGCTTGCTGCTGACATGATCGTCACCGCGATCGGAAGCTATTCCAGTTTTCCATTGGAGCTCCGAGTTCTCTCTCCGAGTAACCCACTCAAGATTCGACGGAACATTGTCAACCTTGACTCCATTGATGTGGTTTACGGTGAGGTCTGGGGAGAACCCTTCTACAAAGGCTGACGCCACGAGCCTATGGACAAGGTGTTTAACTCTTTTCCCATCGTGCTTTGTCGATATGACGAGGTATCCATGGCTACCGGTGTACGGAGACAGCACCCGTTCCGGTCGTACCTGGACGTTATCAGCCCCGCAACGGGTCGATCGCACAATCCTTCTTATAGCCTTCACTCTTCCAAACGAAGAGACTTCGAGGTATTGTTCGAGCCCATGAGCTGGCCGCCATTCTTCTTCCATTGTGCTGGCTCCGTGTATGCGTGTTTTTTATGTATGGGGCAATACCTCACTCATGTCAATCGGGGGGAGAGCAAAAATGGAGCTTTCTGATAATGGCAAAGAATTTATCAAATCTTTTGAGACCAGACAGTCTGTTGGGTATCTTCCCACTCCAAATGATGTTCCCAGCGCTGGATATGGCCATACCGGTCCTGATGTCGAGCTGGGGGTTGCTTACTGCGACGAGCAGATTGACTCGTGGTTCAATGCGGACGTTGCTTGGGCTGTCGCCGCCGTCAACAAACACGTCGGCGTCCCGCTGACTCAGAATCAGTTCGATGCCTTGGTGTCGATCTGCTTCAACATCGGACAAGGCAATTTCGACAGCTCGACTCTGCTGAAGGATCTGGACGAGGGCGATTATACCGATGCGGCCGCTCAGTTCTTGGTCTGGGATAAGCAGCGAGGCACAGTCCTGCGCGGCCTGGAGCGCCGCCGGGAGGCCGAGCAAACCCTGTTCGAGACGGCGGCATGACGTTGAACGAGCACCGCCTCTCCATCGCCCGGTACGTCTTGGGCGCGACTCTGTTTATCGACTCTGTCGGGCTCGCCCTCGTCAAAATCATCGACTGGGCGACGCTTCCCGGCCCGGAGGCTGGGATTGTGTCTTCGGTTATCACCGCAGCCATGACCAGCAGCTCCGGTCTTTCGGCGGCTGTCGTTGGGTACTATTTCTCAGCCAGTCCTCCCCCGGAGAAACCGCAATGAACCCATACCTGATTATCGGAGCCCTTGTGGGCTTCATCGCCGTTGCCATCGGCTCCTTCACATACGGCCAGCACGTCGAAAACCTGTCATGGGAGGCCACCGTCGGCGAGCAGAAGGCCCAGGCCGCGACTCTCCAGACTCGCCTGACCGCCGCCGTGTCCGAAAAGGACCGGTCGAATGCGCAACATACCCTCGAACTGGATCAAGAACATGACGCACACCAGAAAGCCATATCTGCTGCTGCCGCTGATAACCAGCGCCTGCTTGCTATCATTGACAGCCTGCGGAACCCCGTCCCAGGACATCGGGATAGTCGTTCAGTCCCCGTGTCCAAAGTCTCCGCCGGTTCCGGCCCTACTGCGAACGGAAGCCCCGACTCAGGACAACCAGCAAGCTGTCAAAGCCTACTTATTGAAGGTGCAGACCTTCTTGGTCGGATCAGCGCAGCCGCAGACGACAACGCCGAATACGACCGAGTAGCCCATGACTTCGCGGCCGAGGTTGATAAGTCCACCTCATCTCCAACGGAGGCGACAAATGAACTGGTTCAATAGCATCATCCACAAACAGGAGTCTAACGTGACGACCGATACATCCCTGACCACCACCTCGACACCGGCACTGACATCCGATCAGGTGGCCGCCATGCCGACTCCGATCCAGACCCAGGCCGTCCAGAGTCACTTGGCCATGGCCGAGGCCAATCTGATCGCCGCCGCCGATAACCTGAAGATGTTCGTCGAAGGCGAATACGCGGCAGCCAAGGCGCAGTTCGAGGCCCAATGGAACGCCGCCAAGGCCGAGAAAACGAAGCTGGTGGAGGACGCCGAAGCAGAATTGGCCAAGGCCCATTCATGGCTGTCGAACGAAATCGCCAAGGTGAAGGCGCTGCTGTAGTGGTGTCGTCGGTGCAAGTCTCGCCGGGGAAGATTCTAAGGCGCGTTGCTAGGTACGAGATCGAAAACGGACTCATTCCTGATTTAGTCGTTGAGGGATTTGATCCGTTTACGGACACTTGCTTGGCGATTGTTGCCGAAAAACAACCGGAACAAACGCGCACTAAAAAATAGTTGACCTGGGTTACGCCGTGGGTTACACAACACCCATCTTGTACCGACCCTGAACAAGACTTGACCCCCAGCCGAATGGAATCGGTGGGGGTCTTTTTTTACCAGCGCTTCAGGGGTCGGCGGGGGATTTTCATGGGGTCCATGTTCCATGCCGTGAGCTCCTCTACGGTCCACCCCAGAAACTCGTGCAGGGTAACTTTTGTGGCCCCGATCACCCCACCGACACGCATCCAGTTGCATGTCGCATTTTCCAGCTGCTGCTTTGTCGGCGGACTCGCATGGATCAGGACTCCGTCATGGAATTCGATCGATCCGGGGTTTTCCTTCATATACTGGTTCAGTTCGTTGATGACCCAGTCGATGGACTGTTCGTCAGAAACCAAACCAGCCCCTTCGTCGCGGCCCCATTCCTTGTCACCATAGATGGAAACAAGATGGGCAACCGTGGCCTTCGATATGAAGACCTCGCCGTCCCGCTGTGCCGCGCTGATGGGAATGCTGTTCATGGGGCGAAGATCATGGAGCCCACCGACACCGCGACCGATGACGAAGCGGAATAACGGACTGCAATCATTGGTGTTGGTCTGCGGAACTGGGGTATAGATGCAATGCCGCTGGGCCTTGTAAGGAATCTCCTCCTCTTCCTGTGGGGTCAGGGGTCTGATGACCATATTATCGCCCCGATCCTCGATATAGACTCTTCCGTTCCCCAGGAATTCGTATTCCTCTGAAGATAGACCGAAGGAAGCCTTAGCGACCCTCCCATCTTTGCACTTAACATTGTGAACTGAAAACTGCATCTTACCTTCTCCTAAAAAGGGATCGAATCGTCCAAATCATCCGGCGGAACATAGGGCTTCGACTCCCGCTTGGGTTCCGAAGCGGCCCCATCCTTGGACCCCAGGCCCAGGTCCTCGACGTTATTGACGTTGACCGAAATGACGCAGGCCGTGGTGCCATCCTTCTTCTGATAGGAGTCAGCCGTCGCGACTCCGGTGACGGAGACGAAGGCCCCCTTCTTCAGCTTGTCGATCAGCTTCTTGCCGCGATCGCCCCACATGGCGCATTTGATCCATTCGGTATGCTCGCGTTCCCCGAAGCCCGTCTTATTGGCCACGGTGAAATTCACGACATACTTTCCAGAGACCTCCCGGCCCTCGGCGTCCCCACCGAGGCGTCCGGAGAAGACAAAGCAGTTCATACTCATCCTTCATTCTCCCAAAAATGCCGGTACGGACTATTCCGCGCCAGAAACTCACAAATTCGGCTGCAATCGATGCCGTGCCGACGCTCAAATTTTTCCCGACCCTGGTGGATCTCCGAGTGGTGCTCCATGCAAAGGGGAATTGTCCATTTGTCCATCGGCTTCATCCCGGTTCCGCCCCGCTCATGGAACGGGACGTCAGGATCGTCTCTCAGGTGGTGCGGCACGACGGTGTGGTCATTGCAGCACCCCATCACGGAGCATTGGCGGTCCGCCACCCACCGGGTATGCGGCTCACACACCCACCCAGGATGCTTATTCTTTCTCGACAACCTCCACGGCCTCCGCTTCGATCAGGTCCTTGTCGTTGAGCATGGTCGTTTCGATCCGCTCGACCTCGTTGTGGACGTCCTTCATCTCCTCGGCGATGGCCAGACCACACAGAACGTCGGCGAACCCGTCACGGATAGCCCACGACCGCGCCCGCGCCTGGAGCATTTTCTGTGGGTACAGAATCCACGGCTGCTTTTTGGGGTTCACCCAGAGATTGGCCCGCTTGGCGTCCTCCACCGAGAACTTCTGGTGGTATGCCACTTTCTGGCCC